CCATCAGCACCAAGTGGAGGCATATTACCTACAGCATGGTCAAGTGGGGTAGCAGCATAAAGACCGCCGTTTGAAACGGCTACACTGTCCGCTCCACTTACCATTGCATCAATAAAAGCATCTTCAGTTTGTGATATTGAACCGGATGAATCTTCAAAACCGAAATCAACAGTTGCTCCGAAAGCATCGATTTGCCATACCACACATTTTAAAACAATCGCGTTTGCTGGTAATGCGTACATCCCAACAGTCTTGCCCGTCACCAACGCTGTAGCTCCATCTCCATCAGAGCAATCAAAACTCAAGCATACTGAAGATACGCGACTTGCATCGCCTCCAGATAATAGCCTGACATTTTTTAATGCCTCTGCTGAAGGAGCACTAACATTTGGCGACAAAGCATGGTCAATTGTAGTTGCCATTTTCTTCTCCTAAGTTAATCCTAAAAGTTCTTGTCGTTTCTCTTCTGGCAATTTTGCCCAATCAGCGTCATTCAAAGCGTCATAATCAATAGTAGTATCAGAAGAATTGACCTTAGTTAGGGTCTCTTTTACTTTCTTTCCTTCTTCTATCTTATTGACAGTATGCTTTGTTGTTTCGCTCTTGGTATTCCCAGAAGACTCCATAAAATAGCTATAATCATTAGACTTCTGCGCGTGCGCAGTTTCTAAATAATTTAGCATAACATCGGAATCCGCGCCTGCGCCTAGGGATAATCCCCTCGCTGTCGTTTCCTGTATCAAATTAATAATCGTAGCTTCGTCTGCATACTCAGGATGACGTTCCATGAATTGGTTTCGAGCGCCGTTAGCATCATCAGTAAACTTTTTCTCATGGGCAGCTTTTATTGCAACCGCATTCTGTTTATCAATCATACGTTTAGCTTCATCTCTAGCTATTTCTTGAACTCCATCTTGAGTGTAGATATCATAACTCTTAGGGTCAACTGGAGTCTCATTGGCTGCTACTGCTTTGACTGGCTCTTTTTTAAGAGTATCAATCTCATGCTTATAGCGACCAATTTCTTCAGCCTGCTTCCCTGCGAACGATGTAAGATTCTGATAATCTTTCACCATTCTAGTTGGTAAATCTGACTCATTATACGATGTTCCATTGATATTCCAAGCTTCAGGACTATCTTTACTTTCAGCGACCAGCTCTTCACCCTCTGAAGTATCAGACACTTCAGTCTTGGTTGCAACCTGTTCAGCCTCTGGCTCAGTTTCCTTTGTTGGAACATAATCAGGGTCGAGGTCTTCCTTAGTTAGATGCGAGAATCCCTCAATAACTTCAGGTTTCCCCATCTCAACCACTATCTGTTCTTCCTCAACCACTTCTATTTTGTTTGCTTCAGCCATTACAGCCCCTTTCTACTTTGTCTGTTGACCCTGAGTAGGATTATTTTGACCAGCCATCATTTGTTGCATCTGCATCATTTGCTGATTTTGAGCTAATGAATCCAGAATTTCCCTTTTCTGCGGAAATTCCGACATGTCAACGATGGCTTTTACTATTGTCATCACAGCCTCTGGAGGCATTGCGGTAGCATACTGCAATAATTCCTTGGCGGACTGTACTGATGCAATTCTTGCTGTTGGTGATGACTCTCCTTCATCAATAAAGATGTCATATTTAATACCGTAGAAATTACCAATCAATTCACCAGTAGCTTCTATAAATTGCTCTGGGTTCTCTCGGTTTAGTACACCAACTATTCTTTGAATTTTTTGTGGCTCATAAAACTGCTGTATATTACAGAGAACCTGATTCATTACCATTTGCTTTGCAGTATTCAGGTTATCAAATAACTCTTGCAATGTAGTCAAACCTTGTTGTATGCGAGTTTGAGCTGCGACACCACTTTCACGGGAGTTTGTAGGCATTCCAATTAAACTATCATTAATCCCACTAATTTCTTTAGCATCTTCTACTGAGGATTTCTCTAGCCATTGATAGTGACCTAAGATTCCAATATAGTTAGCAGAGGATGGCAATATTTTATTCTTTAAATCCCCTCTAACACCGACCCAAGCACCCGGAGTAGACAGTGCTTGTACCATTTCAGGGTCTACTGCGCCCATTTGGAAGAATCCTCCTCCTTTAGGTGCACGATTTAAAATGTCTGTAAACTGACTATGCCGTTTGTTTTTCTCGTCTTGAGGGTCAATTAAGTTCTTTATAATCCCAAAATTCTCTACTTTGGAGCCAGTATCTTCTAAATATGCGTAGACAGGGATAATAGGAAACTGCCCATGCTTCATGGGGAGCAGCTCATTGTCCCTAATCATGAACGTGCCTGAGAATATATCTAAATATATCCTGCTAACAGGCATGCTAACGACTAAAAACTGCTCTGCTAACTGTGCTTCCTTTGCAATTTGATTAAGTTTCCCAGCCTGCTCGTTAGCATCCGCCTCATCATTAGCATCAAATGTCTGTCCACCGCTGGCAGCGATAACATACCATGCTAACTCAGTTTTTTTAGTATAAAGTTCCACGATTTTAGCACGGCGCTTATCATTATCAATAAAACTACTAAAATCATTGATATTATTACTTGTAGAATAATCATTTTCATACTCCATCGCTTTAGAGGGACTATCCCCATCGGAAGTGAAATTTAAAGCTTTTCCTATGTCCTTATCACTCATATCCATAAAGACATCAGGGAAAGTGCGCTTTAATTGAGGAATTGAGAGCCATTTTTGGCGAGAAATAAAAGTTGCATCGGAGAGGTCGCGCTCTTTGGAGTCAGGGTCTTTATATACGTTAAAGACATTTTCTTCCCTAACGATATTACTCATCGTAGCTTCGCCCATCTTTTGCTCTAATCCTACCTCAATCCACCCTCGCCCACACTGAACCGCAGTCTTAAATGCACGAGAAAAGACTTTTTGAATCCGCTTATTATGGTCTTCATGCTTTAAAAGCGATGTGGCAAGCATAGCAAGGTCTTCATCCTCAGAGCCATAGGGAGTAGCTTTAAAACCACTTCTTATTTGTTGCTCTAACCCTGTAACGGTATTAACTTTACCAAAAATAAAGTTAAAAGTTAACGGAGGTCTTCCTTCACTCTCTAATTGCTGACGAGTGCTTTCATCCCATTGACCTGACCCTGTATAATAGCCAATCGCCTCTCTGAAGTTATCCATATCCTCTCGATTACCATACTCAAGAAATGAATATATTTCCTGCACTTCAGCTAATCGTTGGGAATTTTGATTAAACTCAGTAGGTTTAAACCCGTCTTTTAGCACTTCAGCCATAAGTCCCTCTTATTGTACCTATTAGGTAGGGTCATTAACATACCCTTGATGTTCAGCGTCAGAATTATGCTCATGAGCATCGCCAAAAACAGGGAGCTCAACACCGAGAAGCTTTGCTAGGTATAGATATCTTGCAGAATTTGCTTTAGCAAAATCAGACCCTAAAGAAGCTGAAAGCTCATTGAACTCGCGAATATTACCATGCGATTGAGACTCAGTAGCCTGCCCCTTGCCTTTCTGGGGGCTATCATCAGCTTTCATAGCCATTGGTTATTTTCCACCCTTAGGTTTAGGTGCAGGTTTAGGTGCAGGTTTAGGTGCAGGTTTAGATACCAATTTCACTTTTCTCTTGCGAGGTTTAGAATCACTCTGAGATTGAGAATTGCCCTCAGCTCCATTATTAGACATACCTGCAACTTCAAACTTATTTGCTATCGGTTCATCTATTTTCATGCCCGGTACTTTCATTTTACTACTCCTTTTTAATTAAACTAATTTCCAAGAGCCTTTATCGGCTGTTTCTTTTAACCACTCTGGTTGGATTGTATTTGGCATTCGATGTCCACTTTCTTCAAAATGGTTTATCGCATACCTTAAGCTATCCATCGCGTGGTCATTCTTCTTCCTAGGCTCTTCTTTATTATTACTAAGACCTGAGCCTATATCATTCCATCTATAATCTGTTATTTCTTCAATGAACGGGTCTAATGCTGGTCTATCAAATACATATAATTTAGGCTTCCCAAGAACAGGGTCAATCGCCAAATACTTAGCAACTCTATCGATACCAGCCTTTTTATCGTTGTCAGCACGCTCGAAATATAACCCATATTCCTCATACTGTCCAGCTATTGTTACATCTGTTGACATTCCGCCTCTTACATGAAAAATACTTGGGTCGGCAAGCCACCTTGTAATAGCGTCATGCCCCACTTTTCTCCAAATTTGCTCAGCATGATAGTCAATCCACTGGTCTGCCTCATAGTGGCAGTCATAAATGTAAATGTCCCCATCGCCATCAACAGCGAAAAACAATACTGCGGTGGGGTTTCTGTGTCCGTGGTCAAGAACTACATAACGATTCCACCATTTTGGTACCTCAAACGGCTTAATCAGATGAGTTGCCTCATTAAAATCTGACCATACAAGCCCTTCAAAATTATCCCATGAGCCGTATACATAACGCCTAACCCATCTTTCAGGCTGTTCCAATCTATCAACGATATAATCCCAAGGTAAGTTGGGATTGTCGCAGTGCATCAAAGTGACCTCATCTTGAGAACGTGGAGGAGGAACGCCTTCGCGCCAAATTGCCCCTTGTTCACAAAAATAGCCCTTTCGACCACCTTTCTTTATCCACCGATTCCATACCCAAGAGTGCCCATTTGGGTTAGCGGTAGCAAAACTTCGCCTAGATGAGTTCTTCCTACGCATTTGTCCTATACATGCTATCCATACATTCTCAGTTATCTCTTCTATCTGGTCAATCATAACAGCACCCAGATTCATAGATTTAACCTTCTGCATAGCTTCACGGCTTTCATCTAACTGCATATAAAAAATCTTAGACCCATTTAAAAATGTAATAGACTGTTCAGCCTTATCATGGCGAGTAACAATTTTAGGGTCAACTAAGTCAAAAAATGATACCAAGGTCGATTTTTTTAGGGCACCCAATGTTTTACGCCCCATCAAAATCACATTTTTTGGAAATGAAAGCGCTTCTATGGTTGCTTGAACGATTAACCAATCCGTTTTGCCCCAGCCAAGTGAACCAGCAGCTAAAACATGCTTTTCATTGGAATCCAAGAGACGACGTTGACTCAGAAGGGCATCGGATGGCTCACCATCACCGTTTCTAAAGCCAACATAGCAATCCATCTATTTTTTCTTCCCCTTCTTTTTCTTCTTTTTCACAGGGGCTTTCTTTTTAGGGGTACTTTTATACCCATATTTTCCCATTGGCATAATCTCTCTCCTCATTCTAATTAAAATATGAATCAATGTAGCTAATAATATAGCCACCCTTAGTATGTTAGGTAAAATCTCTAACATCGACAGCAATATAGCTCCAAAGCCTTGAAACACTGTAGTAAATACATTGTCATTCATTAGTAAGCCCCTTTTGGCAAATATTCTTTCCTAGCGCTGTATAAGCGGGGGTGGTGGTGGCTCGGACGGTTCGCCCCCCCCATCAATGCTAACTGCGTTAGCCTTGATGTCGGTGCTAACGGTGCTAACGTAGTTAGAAAGCTTTTCACTTTAGCTTCGCTACAATGTCAGACATGCCGTCGGTTGTCTTTGACGTGGACGCATGCGAATTATCTTTGATAATTTCTCCGTCGGTGACGTTGGTCATAGCACCATAGGTGCTAACTCCTGCACCAAAGTTAATGTTGATATCAACATTAGCAGATTGAATTTGACCTCGGTCAGCATAACGCTCACGATTCAGACTCTTGAGTCTGAAGATGCGCTCCACCATAGCCTTCGGCTCCTGTGCTTGGATGTGTGAAATCTGTTCCAGATTCATTAGCTCCACTTTATCTTTAATCTTCCGACATAGATTATAAGCAAATTTGAAATTCTTGTCGACTTGGAGAGCCATAGCAACGTCCTTGGTCAGTAGACCAAGAGTAGTCGCACTTGCGCCGATGGAGATGTTAGCATCGCTAACGAAGTGTTCCAATAATGTTATTTGCCATTGAGTCAAAGACTCAAGGTCTTTTTTTCTTTTTGGCGGAGCCAAATCGATTAGAGAATATACATTATGGGGTGAATTAGTGTCGGTAATTGTCGGTTTAATGGTATTTGATGCCGATTTCATGGTGCTAACTTACTGCTAACCTACGGTTAATGACAATAAAAGAAAATACCAGCTATTTTCTTTTCAGCCCATATATGCACACTTACACTTGCTCCTCATAAACTTTATGTACTACCTGAAGTTTAATACATGTGTGTCTGAGGTTTTATTACCGTCGAGAATAGTTACAAGTAATATATTATAAATATATTTCTTGCACCGAATATCATATCCATCATAGATTTCATCGCTTTTTGACGTTGGAATTATTGATTTTTTGATTTTTCCAAATAACCAACACCGTTAGCTATGCTAACGTTAAACTAAACAGGAGTACCAATGAAGAAACCGAAATTAACTACGTTACCAAGATATAAACAAAATCTCGCCATTACCGACACTAATGTTGTCAGTTATGGAACCAATGTTGCAGTTATTGACCATGTCAATCAAACCGTAACTCACTTGCCGTGGAATGTGAACGGAATGACTACGTCACCAACAACGACGAAACATGTCAACTACGTTGCATCTTACCTATCTGAATTTCATGGATGTCTCTACACAGTGGGAGGCAAATAATCACATGAATCAACCCACGCTATTATTTAATGACGACGATTTCGACTATCAAGCATGGTTATATGAGTTAGCCACGCTAATCAATGATGACGATGAAATCGTTACATACTTTGAAGACAACTCTGATATGACCTTTGGTCAACCGGGGTTAGCATAATGACTACGTCATATATTGCCACATCTTGTGATTGCTGTAAAGTAGAAATTGGATATACTGACTACGTCATTATATCTCTGCATGACACACATCTTAGCATTTGTGCTGATTGCAAACCAAACAACACAGTCAGTGTAACTGACGTAAACCAAAAAAGGAGTAAATAACCATGAATTACAATGAACTGTCCGTAGGACAACTGAGAAAGAAACTAAGCCTTTGGCTTAATAATGAAAATGGTCATGCCATTGCCCAAACCGGCTACAATTCCGCACCGTCGAAGACCGTGCGTTGTATGTCAAAGGCTCGATTGGTGGAAATAATGACCAATAAAGAAGTTATTTGGACAGATGCTGAAATGAGTCACTCTCCAACACCTACACCACCGCAAGAATCATCCAAAGATGATGGCACAGTGTATGAAACTGATGCTGATTCCGATGACACCGAAGGTGATGGTGATAATGAAAGTGAAAGTGACGACGATGCTAACACCGAAGGTGATAAACCTGTGGAAATGAATGTTATTGACGATGACACCGAAGGTGATGCTATTGAATTGCCGACGGAATTTCCAATTATCCCTCCAATGCAACCCACAAATGAACCTATACGTCAGTACGTCACCACAACCGGTACTGTGGACGTTGAAGACGTGGTACATGATTTGGGAATTGTGAAAGCATTTGAAGACGTTGGTGGTGCCTTTGGCAAGGTTCAATCCGAGTTTGATACGCTACATTA